CCCTGGTAAGCCGCTGCTGCGCCTGGAGTTGCTTGCGCGTCTCCTGATCGATCGCTGTCGTGGTCTTTTTTGCTTCGGCGCGTACCTTGGTCTGCGCCTGCGTAGCCCTTTGCTCGACAGATTTGAAAGCAGTGCTGACGGAACCATCGACGCTGGCGCCGATTTTTATCCGAATGCCGTCAGCCATTGTCTCAGATGGGAAGCGTGGTTAAGCTAGAAAAGAATGCTGCGCTGGCTGATCGCCCGACTCTTGACCGAACTGAGGCCGCCCGAGTCGGAGCGCGTCGCGCTGGTTCGTAGACTTGGGGAACAGCTGAGTGACGGCGCCGGAAAGCTGCGGGAGACGGCCCTGCGAGCGCGCACACTGAGCGCTAGGGTCGATTTCCTGTCGGCACAGGTGGCGGCGTGGGAGCGGCGCATCGACCGCGCGTCCAAGATTTCAGACCCGAATGTGATGGTCGCTGCAGCGAAGATGGCGGGGCGCGTCGGTGGGCAACTAGAAGCAGCTCGGGCCGAGTTAGCAGACAAGCTGGACGCCGAGTTCGCCCTGCGTGAGATCTTGATCGAGAACCGGAAGCACTTTTTCCGGTTGGCGACCAACCTGGAGCGTGACGGCTACGACGCTTCGAGCTGCATGACCACCATCGACCTGTCCCGCCCACCGCCCACCGATGACGATGGCCTGCCTGACGACGAAGAGGCCGACTTCGTGGCTCAGCTCATTGATCGGGCTCGGGCAGATCAGTAACAGCCCGAAGTTCTTCGAGTACGTGGTGGGCGAGTCGCCGAACGCTCGGCTTGACCGTCGCGATCGAGACGATAGCGATGCGCTCTGAGAGCTCCCGCAACGTCGCCGCGTCGACCTCCTCGCCGATGGGCGACGACTCGATCTCGTAGCGCTCCAGCGACTCAAACAGGAACCTGGTGCCGCGTGAGGTGAGGGCCACACGGACCTGCTCCTCAGCGTATGGTAGCACGCCAGTGGGGCGAGTTACGTCGTTCGGGTCGCAGATCCCGAGAGCGCCGACCTGGCGCATCACCGCGTCGTTGAACGCATCGGTCCAGTTGACGCTCCGCTGCGGGTGCAGGTCGTCGGCCGACTTCTCGGCCTCGCCGCGCGCCTTCGACTTGTCGGCCTCGCTGAGCAGCCTGAGCCCAACACAGACGTTGCCCTTGGGCTTACCGTCCCACTCGTCGGCGAACACCCACGGTTCGAGGATCAGGGTACGTGCTGGAGCACGGACCGCCTTGGCGATCTGAGCAAACGTTGCCACTACGCCTCACCCGGATCGCTCTTTGACGTGCTGTTCGTACTTGCATCGCCAGACGACCCAGAGCCCAATCTGGCATTCAGTGAGTTCGCAAACAGGCTTGCCGTAGTACGAATGAAGCTCTTGAGCAAAACGGGCGGCATACGGTCTAAAGGGCTGTCGCTGTTCTCGGGTCGCTCCGCCTCCAGCGCCAATAGCCCGATGACCTGCTCAAGCGTGAAGTCCTTGACGAATGGTGAGCACTCGTCCTGCCAAGCACGGTGCTTCGCGTACAGGTAGGCGATGTTGTCCTCGCCGACCTCCGGGCTCTTCAGGATCTCGTCAGCGGACGCAAAAAAAGGCTCAGCCACGCAATCGGCGTCGACACACGCGACGGCCAACGTGTGGACCATCTCGTAGAGTCGACACAGCGGATGCGTGTCGAGCCATTCCTTGACGCCCTTCGAAAGAGCGTCTGCCTGTGCCCTGCTGATCGCTTCCGCGAACTCGGCTCCGGTCAGTACGCGCACACACAGTTTGGCTGTGTACTCGTCCGGAGCGACCGGTTCATCGAGTTCGATGACCTTGGGCTCAGGGGCGTTCGCGAGACGAAATGACACCTGCTTCACAGCACGGGTGCCTTTTGCTAAGTCGCGCAACTTCAAGGGATGGGTCTCCGATTCGCTTCTTCGACAGAAACGAAAGGCCACTCCGGCTAGGCCGAAGCTTCGTGACGCATCCCCTGCGCCCCTTTCAGGCTATGTAAGTACTAGTTTCGCGTGTCGATCAGCCCGTTACCTTGGGAGCGCCACCGTGCCAAGTGAACTTGCCGGTCAGTTTGCCGGACGCCACTTCGCCAGAGAAGGCGATCTCCGTCGCGCGCATGGCCTGGATCTCGTGGATCTTGCCGTCGATGATGCCAACGGTGATGTCGACGTCCTCGTGATTGAGCGCATCGGTCACGGCAGTCACGCCAACGCCAGTAAGCGGGACCAACGTGTCGCAACCTACCTCAGTCGTAGTGATGCCGTCCGTGTTGTGTGGTCCAGAGTCCGTCATCTCCTGCGTATCGTTCGTCTTGATCGTGTACGTGAGATTCTGGAGCGTTGCGATACGCTTGCCCTTGTAGAACAAGGAGCCGCTCTTGACTTTCGGATTCGCCATGCAGTTCTCCGCGGACTCGCTGCGGCGAGCGCGTTCAGTCGGTAAGAGGAATGCGCGGCGTCACACCCGGAGGCGATCGACGCCGCGCGAATTTGAATTAGGCAGCGGTCTGCCGAACCACAACGCCCAACTGATGATTGAGCGGCTTCACGACGACCGGCACGATCGACATGATGCGCTTGGCGTCAGAATCCCACTCGCTCTCAGGCAGGTTGTTCTCGACGTCGGTGACCCAGTCGGTTCCAGAGCTGGCCCAATCGGTCATCCTCGCGGTCACCTTGCTGTTCCAGAGTCGCGGCGTGAACGTGCCGGGTGGCGGCAAGCCTTCCGCGACATCGGGCCCGGCGTACGGGTTGGACGCCTTGAGCTGCTGACCGAGCGCGACCAGCTCCTTACGGATCCGGATCGGCACCGCCACTTCACCCACGTCGTAGGTACGGTAGTCAGGGATGGCGCCGTTGAGACTGCGCGAGCAGATGGCCCGCACGATCTGCTTGGTCCCGTTGACCGTGACGAGCGGGGTCAGGCTGTTGTTCAGCGCAGCCTTGAGGGTTGCGCGGTTCGGCACGTCAGCATCGCGGTAGTGCGGAGCCGCGCCGGGTAGCGCCACGTCGTCGTAGTTGGTGTTCGGTTGCGAGCCCTCAGTGGTGCTGCGGAGTGCTGCGAACCGGGCCGCCGTACGACTCGGATGCTCGACGCCCCACTGGTCCCAGATGCACTGGCCAAGTTGGTCGTTCATGCCGGTCTGGCCGATGGCGATCGCGGCCGTCATCGAACCGTTCATCGCGACCACGTAGTTCTCGAGCCGGTTGACGTCGAAGGCCGCCTTGGCGTTGCACGAGGCTTCGATCAGGGCGACGTTCACCGCATCGTTGTGGGCCGCCGCGATGTAGTCGTGCGTGACGCTCTCGGTCTCGTCCAGCGCATCCTCGATGTCATCGGTGCCGCTGCCCTGCATGAAGAACACGCCACCGTTCGAGTTGGCACCCGCGGCGGTGAACGTGTGGACCTCGTTCAGCACATGCGTGCCGTTGCCCCAAGTGATGACCAGGCTGTCCGAACCGGGCACGGAGTAGGTGAACGGCGTGGTCGGAACGGTGACGCCGGTAGCGAGCGAGACGCCGTTGCCGGTGAGCGAGAACTGGGCAGTACCGTTTGAGCCGCCCGTGGTGATGGTCGCCACGTAGACGGTGGTCGTCGAATGCGTACCGGTGACCGTGATGGCCGGCCCGCTCGTGCCGCCGCTCCGCGTGACCGCGGAGAGCCGACTGAGCGAGATCGTCATGCCGGCCGGCTTCTTCGAGCTGTCGAGGAAGCAGATGTGCTGGTTGCCGCGCACGCCAAGGCTGGCGACCGTCATGACGACCGTGCCCGTGGTGTTCTCAGCGGTACAGAACAGGCGACCGTTCTGGGCGCCTTCGATCGCATCTTCGAGCGCGTCGCCGAAGGTCGTTGGAGTGTGGCTCGCAGCCACAGCGACCCGGATGATCTCTTCGTCAAGCTGCACCGTGATCTCGCCGGAGGTCGACCACGAGCCGCTGATGACGATCGTCGCCACCGCGCCAGCTGCACCGGCAGCCTCTTCGACCGGGCAGAGCATGAGGGTCACGCCGGGCACATCGAGCGCCGCGTGAGCCATGCGCCCGAGCTCGGAGCGTGAACCGGCGAGCGTGTCAGCCTCTTCCGAAGTCGTACAGAGAACGCGCTCGTTCAGGTTGGCGGTGCCGTCCGAGGTCTTGTTCCCGAACAGGGTCAGGACGAGCGGGATGGCGCCAATGCTTTGACGACCGGCGCCCCACTGATTGATAGCGACGACGCCAGGAACCTTGTCGTCGGCCGTATAGCCCGGTATCACAATCACTGGGTCACCTCGAGGTCAGAAGGCTTCTTCGGCTTCTTAGGAGCAGGCGAGTCGATGGCTTCCGCCTCGACTGTCGGAGTAGCTGGCGGAGCGGGTGCGGCGACGAACCGCTTGCTCAGCTGCTCGATCGGAACGAAGCCGCGGAACTTCGCGGCATCGGCAGTCGCCTTGTCAGCGCAGAGGAGCGAACCGTCGGCGATCCGATCGCGGTAATACTTCGAGCGCGGCAGTTCGACCGGCTCCTTGGAGAGCAGCTTCGTGCCAAGCTCGGGATCGTCAGAAGCGACGCCCAGATACTCGTAACAAGTGCGCTGCATCGGTGATCGCAACTCATGCGCCGCGTGCTCACCGAAGTCCTGCAAGACCTGCGTGCGCTTCTTGTCGACTCGAGCGCCCACGTACTGACCAGGAGCGCCGCCATCGGACTCAGGGTCACGCGGGCACACACCACACGGGACACCGTGCTTGTCGGTGGCAGCCCAGGGGTTGGGATAGACACGCAGAACGTTCATGGATCCTCATCGGCGTCCGGTGGAACCAGCGCCTCATGCGTCACCAGCGGGTCGTCGCCGCCTGTGGTGAGATCGAAATCGATGACCGTCGGCCCTGTGCCGAAAACGGTCGGGTCGGTCACGGTCGTCTCACCGATGGCGAACGACGCGAGATAACCGATAAAGCGGTGAGTCTGACTGCCACCCTCGACGTCGACCGGAGCCCGCTGCACTGACTGCAGCTTCCACCAGTCGATCCCCGCGAGCGCGAAGATGTCGCTACCGTAGGCAGCGGCCTCGTCGTAACTCGGGTGAGCCGGATTGGCCTGACTCGGGTGGATGTAGGACCGATCGCGCTCATGAAGCGCAACCAGTCCGATCACCTTGTCGAAAGCGGCGAAGAAGGAAGAGCGTTTGCCGTTCTTGAACTTCGTAGCTGGCGGTAGAACCCAGAGGACGCGAAGCTGAGTCTCGGTCTCGACGAACGAGTCAGCCAGGTTCTTCGGTGAACTATCGCCCTCACGCCAGAGACACAGAACCGGCGTGTCCTTGGCCGCGAAGTCGAAGTCCTCAGGGTCGTGTTTGAGGATCTTCTTGACGATCTCTTCGCCGGGTGCGCAGTCGGACCAGGCGAGATCCAGATAGTGCCTGAGCACCGTGGCAAAGAAGTCGCCCAGGATGTCGAGCGCCGGATCTCCGACGGAGTCATCCTGACTGTCCGGCGCTGGCGCCGGCAAGAGCAGAGCGCCAAGCTTGTGCAAGGTGTTACTCCCAGACGGCTGCGGCGCGCGCGAACGTCACCGCTTCAGTCTCACGAATGATGACCTTGCGAGCATGGTCAGCCGCCGGGTGCATGAAGGCCATTGCTGGCGTCCCTGGATGCTTGACCATCCGGGCGAACACCACGCGACCACCGATCTTGAAACGCAGCATCAATCCGCGTCCCACGATGTGCTCATGCGGGCCCTTGCCGGTAGCGCGGCGACTCTGACCGGAGCGCAGTGGCCCCATCGAACCGTGACCAGCCTTGGGCCAGATATCGTGCGCCTTGGTGCCGAACTCGACGTGCCGCACGTACTTGGCATCGTTGAGCAGGTAACCCCAGGCGCCGCTCGAGTTGGCCTGACGCATCTCACCGCGCAGCGTCTCTTTCGATGTGAGATGACCAGTGCGCTTCTTGTGCACGTGGTGCGTGCGCGCGTAGTCCGCTCCCTCGTTGAGAGCGATCCTGACCGCACGCGCCGTGCCAGCCTCGATCACACGACGAGTCCCGACGACGTTTGCCCTGAAGGCGCGCATGTCGAGATCGCAGGTGATGGTGGCGGACATGGCTAGAAGTCACCCCAGTTGTCGGAGAAGCGACGACGGGGCGTAGGCCGGTTCGGGTTGCCCGACGAGACCATGCCGCCATGATTCGCCGCAGGCTCTGGCGGAGACGCGTTCGTCCCCAGGTTGGCCTCGCCCAGCCGCAGCATCTTCAGATCTGCGTCGGACTGCTTCATCAGCGCTTCCCAGTCGTACTGAACGATCTCCGGGTGGCGCTGAGCCGCGTAGGCCGTGGCTACGTCGAGCGTGATCCTAATCACCTCGTCGACCGTGTTCTCGTCGAGCGTCTCGGGGTTGTAGACGGGACCAAGTCTGCCCCTGACCTTCGACGATGCGTCTCGGATCAGAGCCGTGACAGGGTCATTGTCAGCAACCCCGTCGTCGTTGTCGTCGAAGATCCGCTGGACGAGTACGCGCGAAAGGCGAGCCTCAAGCTGCGCTTTCGTGATCAGCGGTTCGTAGGCCATGGGTCAAAGGCGCTTGACGAGTTGCTTTCGAACGAGCCTGTCGGCGACGCCGTGAGGGACCATCAGGACAGTGCCAACGGGTGCCGTGACGCCTCGCCAGATGATGTTCGCCAGGACTTCGCAGCGGACAGAATCTGCTGCGTCGACTTGGTCAGAGTGACGCGTGCCGTCCGGAGCGAAGTTGGTCACTGGTGACGGCAGAGCGATCTCGGCCGGCGCCTCAGGCTCTAGGTCTGCCTGCGTCTCGGTTGCCTCGGCAGGCAGTTCGGCGCTAAGCGGCAGAGGCGCCTCCGGAACCAGCTCTGGCTCCGACAACGCCTCACCCGCAACAACCTCAGCAGACGGAGCGGATGGCGCGGTATCGGCTTTGGCTTGCGCCTCGGCTTCCCACCGCGCCCTCTTGCCCGACTTGCTCATCAGCTGGCGACGCCGGTGATCAAGTAGCCCGCGTCACCAGCAACGACCTTGTGGTCCTCGCTGACGCTGACCTTGGCCCAGATGCCGCCGCGCTTGCCAATGCCCGGATCCGGGTACTCGCTGGTGTAAGGGTCGCCGTTCATGCGGAACGTCGAGCCGAAGTGCAGCGAGCGCACCGTCGGGCGCTGAGCCACCGCGAGCACCGCGAAGACGTCCGTCGACCAGATGCGGCCGTAGCTCGCCGTCTGACCGTCGTTCGCCGTATCCTGCCGCGCGCCGCCGATGAGCAGCTCGTCGAGACCGAAGAAGGTCGCCACTTGCTGCACCAGCGTTGCGCCGCCCTGGGTGTACTTGAAGCGCTCGGCGAGAGCGGGGTTGTTGAAGATGCTCGAGTTCCACACGCCGATCGGGCAGACGCCGACGAGCCTGGTGGGGCTCTGGCCACGCCAGATCGACGTCACCGCCGTCTGGATGTCGCCGATGATCGTGCCACCGGTCGAGTCGTTCCAGTTGGTGCTCGAGATGGCGCCCGTGTTGCCGGCGTAGTTGCCCGACGTCACCACGATGGTGGCGATGCGGACCTCACGACGGAACGCGATGCCCTCGTTGATCTCCTCGAGCACATCCAGCATCTCGTTCAGCGGCGCGTCTTCGTTGACGGCCGTTTCGAGATCCAGGAAGTTCTTGTACCCGTAATCCACCACAGAGTAGTTGTCCGTGGTGCGCGTGGTCGTGAGCTCGTTCGGTCCCGAGCGGCTACCGATCACGTCGTCGGGGAACGCGAATCGCTCCCGCTTGGGGTAGACGGCGTACTTGTCGGAACGCTTCGCCACCGGCACGGCAGGCATGCAGCGCTCGCCGATGTAAGCGTCGTTCGCGTACATCTTCGAGAAGCCGGACATCAGCGTGTCGACGTGCACCGCAGCGGGGGAAACCGCCTTGGCGAGGCCGCCGCCAGCACTGGCCGGAACGCGAATGCCGGACAGGCCACGAAGGAAACCCTCGTTCGCTGCGGCAGCCTTTTTCTGATCTTCGGGGGTGAGCCCGTCGAGCAGGTTGCGGACCTCTGCGGCCCACTTCTCGTACTTGAGGCCCTTCTCGGTACGCTGAAGAGCGACTTCGTTGACGGGCGCAATCTTTGCACTCATGTTCATTCCTCGGTCAGGTAGTGGCGGCAAAGGGCCAGCCCGACGAAGTCGCCGCTGGAGCCGGAGTGGGTGAAGTAGCCAGGGGACCAAACGATCACCGGAGACGACGCGGTCGCCGTCGGCGTGGAGTCGCCAAGGAAGCCACCGGTCGCCGCGTACTTGGCGGACTGACCACGAGTGGCCGTTCCACCGGTCTTGACGCGAGCGATGCCGCCGCCACTCAACAGAGCAACGGAGACGAGGTCACCGGCCGCGCCATCGAGCTTACCGAGCTGCACAACGATGCCAACGGGCAGGTCGGTAGCAGCGGCGCACGGCTGGCACTCATGGTCGGCGTTGCCGTCCTTGACCATGCAGCCGACGGTGACAGAGGTGGCAGCTTCGACCGTACGGGTGACGATCGTAGCCTTGGAGAGATCCTGATCAGCGCGAGTTTGAGCCATTGTTCAGCTTCCTCAGTTCGAAGCAGCGGCCTTGTTGGCCTGGTTGACGATGTCCGCGCTCGCGTCCGCATCGACGGCAGGGGGCGGCAGTTCGCCGGAGTTGAGAGCCTTGCCCTCACTGTCGGTGACGGGCTTGGTGAGCACGAGATCGGCGCGCTTCGAGAGCAGCGCCTTGACACGGTCGACGCCGACGTCCTTGACCAGTTGGTCGAGTTCTTCGCGCTCGGTCGGAGCGAACTTCACGCCCTGCAGCGCGTCGAGTTCCGTCTTCGCCAGCTTCGCGTTCACGTCTGCGAGGCTCTTGTGGGCGAGCTCGAGATCGGAAGTGAGCTTCTCGCTGACCTTCTTCTCGGAGGCGAGTTCAGCGCTCACGCGTTCGCTGGCGGCCTTGTGATCCGCAGCGTCCTTTTCGGCCTTCTCGCGCGCAGACTTCTCCGCCTCGAGCGCCTTATCGGCCAGGGCTTTCGCCTCGATGGCCTTCTTCAGCTCTTCGTCCATAGTATCTGCCTTTCCGCTAACCGCGGTGGTTTTGGCCGCGGCGCGGCCGAGGTTTTCGCGTTCCCACTCGATCGACTTCGCCACGGCGTCGGGATTCGACGGGATGGGGACGACTGAGATTTCGTAAAGCTCGTTATCGGAGAGACGGAATACCGTCCCGCCATCGCGCTTCTCTTCGGTGATCTTGCCCGGCCGAAAGCCAATCGACACGGCACGCAAGACCTTTTGCTCGACTCGTCGCCAGACCTTCTCGGCTAGCGACTCTGGTCCATCGCCGGTGACGAAGAAGATCTTGGCAGTGAGTTTGCCGCCTTCGATCTTGACGTCCTCGGCTCGTCCAATCGGTAGGAAGTCCTCGGCAGTGGAGCCGTCGAACATCCCGAACGAGTTGTGAAACCAGAGGACGACCGGATTCTTCTTGTAGCGCTTGAGGTCGAAGGTCTGCTCGACGATATCGCCGTGCGAGTCGAGCGAGTCAGTCGAGGCGATTACCTCGATGCTCCGCTCCTCTTGGTTGACAGCGCGGCACTCGATATCAAGCGATCGGCGTAGGACACCGTCCCACTGCGGCGCGTCGCGCTGCGTGATTTTCTTTCCCATGCTTTCCTAGCCTCGATCGCGTCAGTCTTCGGTGTCGTCTGACTCGGAATCTTCGGCGGCGTCATCATCAGTCGGAGGCTCTTCTTCCGGCTCAGTTCCTGGCAGCGGCTCACCGACGATCTCTTCGCCCTCTCGAGGCTCAGGCATGCCGATCTCGTCGCGCACCCACTTGGCGGGGATTCGAACCTTGGCCCGAGTGAGCTTCTCGATCGCGCCAGCGAAGGTCTCCTGGTCTAGCGACTCGTCGGTCTGGAACCAGGGAGTCGGGACGACCACGTCTTCACCCAGGTTGATCTTCACAACCCAGTTGAACAGATGAGCCTTGAGCGCAGCGGCGACCGCTACGGCGTCCTGTTCACGCTTCTCGATGCGCATACCGTCGCGCGTCGTGGTGTCGCTACGGGTGCCGTTGGGGCCAGCCTCGATGCTGGTGGTCGTGCCCAGCACGGCCTTCGACATCTCGCGGCCGATGGTGTCGAACAGCTCTCGATGAGTGCTCGACCCGCCAGTGCCGGGCGCCATCCCCTTGGGCCACTCGACCTGGAGCTTGGTGGTCTCCGGGAGTGCCGCCGTGCCGTTGGACCCGACATGCTCTAGCGCGTCCTCGAGCGCCTCGATGTCCTCGTCCGAAGCGGCCTTCTCGTAGATGCCGATCCGCCACGGCTTCCAGCTCACCTCGCCGAGTGAGATCCAGTCTCGGAGGCTCCAGTTGCGGAAGAGTGCAGCCCAGACGATTAGCCGAAGCAGCCCCTCGCGACAGGGCACGTCACCGACGATTCGACGCTGTACCTGGATGATGCGGCCGGGGTTGTCGGCCAGTAGATCGACTTCAACGCCGATGCGCGGCGAGTACCTGAGTTGGCCGTCGCTTTGAGAGAACACGAACTGGCGAGGCGAGATCGCCTCAGCCCTATAGGGCAGAACGAAGCCGTCCTTGGTCTTCTGCCAGTAGATCTGCGAGGTCGCATGGCCTGTCAGGTAGGCGCCGGTCAGGTGCTCGATCAGCACCGGCCAATTATCGAACTCGTCAACGACTCGGCGACAGAGTTCGACCGCTTTTTTGTCCTTGCGACTCTTACGTTGGTTCAGTCGCTCAGGGATGACGAAGTCGAGTGGGCAAGCCGCTACTGCTGCGTCACGTGCGCTGAGGATGCCCTGGAGGTGGCCATCCTTCTGCCGACTCTCGTTGGCTAGGTCGACCAGCTCAGCGGGATAGCCAGAGTCGGCTCGCCGGACGATCTGCGTGACCTGCTGCGGAGTGAGGCCACCACCAATGCGACAGAACTGCTCCCAGAGTGGCCGAGTGGCAACTACCGGTGTGCGCGCAGTGAGCTTGCTCGGCGCCGGAGCAGCCTTCTTGAACCAATTGAAGAAACCCACACGGTCACTCGAATACGGTCACGGTGACCGCGGTGGTGGTGTAGAGTCTGGTGATCGCAACTGGGTAGACGATGCCTGCGACTGCGGCGATCGTGTCGCTGGTGCCGTCGCTGAAGCCGACCACTACGTTGCCCGAAGTGGCGGCCATGAAGTTCCAGCGCTTGAGTTGGCCAACATTGTTCTTCGTTGGCACGAGACCCGAGAAACCAAAGGTGAAGGTGCCGTCCGTGTCAGCCTGCGCCGCAACTGCGATGCTAGTCACCGAGTCCATCGGACCATCGGCAAACTGCGTCTCGTTACCGTTGGCACTCGTCAGGGTCGCGGTACGGGTGACAGCTTCGCCGGAGTAGGTGCCGGTGAAAACCACCGCGCTGGCCGCGACGAATGCGCCCACAGTGTTGGACGCGGTGACGGTGGGGTAGGACGCAACGTCAAGCTTCGAGTTGAAGCGAGGATAGGCCACGTTGCTCGTCACCATCGCGCCGTTCAGGGCAGCGCCAGAGTAGTTTGCGGCCGACGTCGACGTGGCGATGCTGGTCTTGATGCCGTCAGCGTCCGCCGTCTGGGACGTCGTAAACGACATGGCGCGATTAGCGATCACTGGACCACCTGAGCGAGCACGTGAGCGAAGCCGGCGCCTTCCTCGAACTCGGAGGTGATGGCGTTGAAGAGGATGGTGTCGTCGGCTACGAGTGCGGTCACCGTGTCGAAGTGGGTGCCGGCGGATATGCCACCAGCTAGGTCAGCCTCGACGCTGCCGGTACCTCCACCCAACAGGTCACCCGGATCGGACAGCGCCGCGTTGCTGGAGCTGAGCCCGATCGCCGAGGCAGTGCCACCCGTGAACGCCGTGGTGACGTTCCAGAGGGAGCCGGAGAGCACCAGGTTGAATCCAGCAGGCACCGTAAACAGGACAGCAGCATCAGCGGTGTCGAAGGCGACCGGGAGCTTGAGATCGATCGCGCGATCGCAACGAAGCAGCCGACCGAGGCCGTCATCAGGAGCGAGCACCAACGCGCCGACCTCATCGCCCGCGCCATCCGTCTCGTCGACCGTCCACATGGAACGGTCCTCGGTAACGAACGCAAGGGCGCCGCGAGACTTCGCGCGAACTGGCAGCGACTTCAGCTCTGCGCGCGTCGCAAAGATGCCGAGAAGGCGTGCGGACACCAGCTTGGCGCCGATGTCGCCCACCTCAAGGATGCCTTTGCCGCCGTAGTCTGAAAGTGCCAATTATCCGAATCCTCTGCCGGCTGAGCCGGCCCAACGGGAGGGCTGAGCGCGGGGCTGCTCTTTGGGCAGGACGGCCGGCAGCTCTTTCGTCAGCGTGTCGAAGCCGTCGCTCGTCGCGTCAACGCGGTCGTCGTGAAAGTCTTTGGAGGGGAAGCCCTCAAGCTCGGACGTGTATCCGGCGTTCCATGGGCCGCGCACCAAGACGACTCGGCCTTCTCGCTCAGCCTGGGACGAGAACGGGCCGAACCGCTGAACCTTGTCGCCGGTGATGGGCTTAGCCACCACTCGATATCCGCGAAGTTCGTTCGTTAGGTCGTCGACCTGGGCCTTGCCGGCCTGCCCAGGATCTTGCGGGATCCGGATGGTGACACTCTGGCCATCCATCTCGGCTGTCGCCTTGACCTTGCGCTTTACTTCACCGGGATTACCGCGGAACCGAACCTCATCTTCGATGATGATCTGGTCCTTGGTGAAGGACATTAGGACACCGACTGTCCAGTCAGGATCGTCCTTGGAGTCCTTCTTCTCAGTGCCAGCGAAGTCCCATGCTCGCACGCGTCCAATGACGTTGCGCGGCGCCGCATCGCAAAACGTTACCCAGTCGCGTTTGAAGTAGCGACCTGGGGCCGGCTTGACCAGCCAGTCGCCACCGCGCAACTGCGCGCGTCGCACTGAGTCGAGCTTGTTAAGCTCGGCGACGTACTCGGGGTCGTTCTCGTTGAGGTGAGGGTTGTCCTCGAGCTTGGCCGGGATGAACGTGCGGCTAAGTGCCGGCGTCCTGCCCTGCTCCGCGGGAGGTTCCCGACGGTAGTAGGTCTCGACGCCGTCCCCTTCGGTCCTGATCCACCAGACTTCTCCGGGGAGTGCCGGCGGGATCGGGTTACCCTTCGAGTCGTGACGCTCTGGCAGGCCAGCTGCCTTGAAGTCAGGATCGAGCCACGCTCCCCAGTGACGAAACACCCAGTCGTGACCAGGGCCGCCCGGGTTAGTCGTTGCGCGAATCAGGCGCGGAAGGCGACGGTCGGAACTACGGACGCGGGCACAGATCGCCTTGTACTGACGTTCCGTGAAATGCGTTAGCTCATCGAAACAGAGGAGGTTTATCTCCCAGCCATCGAACTTCGCGTAGTCGTGTTCGCGTTGGCAGTGCCTATACTTGGCCTTGCCACCAGCGGGGAAGCTCCACTCAAAGTTAGGGGAGTGGACCGCCTCAAGGCCAGGATAGACCTTGGGGAACAACTCCTTCGACTTCTGAATCAGATCGTCGAGCTGGGTCGTCTCGCGACGTAGGATTACCGCTTCAAAGCCTGATAGGTGACTCCACTTGAGCACCAGCGCCGTGAGCGCAGAACTCTTGCCGCCACCAGCCGCGCCTCCGTAGAGGATCTCGCGACACGTCGAGTCGAAAAACTGTTGCTGCGGACCAGGGTTCGGTTGCCACGCGGCCTCGATTGGCGGCGTCTTCGCTTCCTTAGCCTTGATCTCTCTCAGTCGATCACGCGCAAGGTTGCTAAGCAGGTGCTTGGCTGATTGCCGCCTGATCTTCTGGGCGACGTAGCCCTCTGGCATCAAATTTGCCTAGTGAGTCTGTAGCTCCGGGACCTCTTCGGTCGGAGCATCTTCCGCAAGCGCGTCAAGCAATGTGCGGAACGAAGCATCGTCGAGCACGCGCTGAGCGACGTCGAGGTAGCGATTCAACTGGTCAGCGATCTCCAGCTTGACCTGCGGGCTCCAGCGCTTAGCGAACCTGAGCTTGAGCACCTCGAGCGCGGCCTTGGAGTCACCGTATCCCACACCAGGAGCGTCACCACGTTGGGCCGCATCGACTAACTGGACTTCGGAGGCTGCAATTGCGCGCGTGACCTCTGTCCAGAAAGAGGCGTACGGCTCTTCACCGTTCTCACCCTTGCGCTTCCAGTCGTAGTAGCTGGCACGGCTGATGCCGCATGCAAGCGCGGCCGTCTCGGGGTGGTTGCTACGCTTGATCGTTTCAACGACCTGCGCAGTCAGCTCCTCCGTCAGCTTCGTCGGCCTACCGATCGCCATCTCAATGCACCGTCTGCACTCTCGTTGCCCTAGCTGGGCTCCCCTGCCAAGGCTCGATCCCAAACGCCAAGATGTACTCGGCCGGTCTCATGCCAGCCTGACCTGGCCGCTGCCCGTCGTAGCGTCGAATCAGCCGTCGTCGCCTACTCTTCGGCACCCGCTTGACCTCGACGATCACCGCGACGAGCTGGCGGTAGCCGTCGTCAAGGGTGAGGCCGATCGTAGCGAGCTCGCCGTGACTCACGACGGCTCAGAAGTTGGTAGCGTTGCCCGACAGGCGATCGAGAACTTGAGAAACCAGTCAGCTAGTTCTCGCGCGTCATCGCAGCGCTTGGCGTCGGGCGGCGTCGATTGCAGCCGACCGACGAAGTCGTGGAAGTAGTCGCCGAAATCCATCACAGTTTCCTAAGCCGCCCTGCGGCCGATGACGGTGCGCGGCTCAAAGTCCAAGAACTCTTCGAGAATGGACCGAAACATCAGGCATGATTCGTCCGCAGCGATCTCCCACGGCACACCGTCACCGTCCCAGTCAAGCACACGAATGCCTTCAGGAATCAGCCGCGTCGCCCACCAATCACGGCGGAGCCGACGCAATACCTCGCCATGCGTGACGCAGTGGGCGCACGTGACAACCAGATCGTCATGGCCGTCACCGCGAAGCCTGTCGCGAACGTAGTTTTCGCCCGCCCGGATGTCTCTGCCGCATTGCGAGCAGGACAAGGGTCTGTGCGCCTTAACAATCTTGACCGTGCGGTCAACGCGGTATATCCGCACCGTGAACTCCCGGCTGGTGCTACTGACCGCCTCTAAAGATATAGGCTTCCATGTTGTTACTTTGGGCTCAGATGGGCTCAGATGGGCTCAGATGGGTCATTTTTGGCCCATCGCTCTCTCGACCCTGGTCACCCTGACGCGCAACTCATCAATCGCTTCATCCGTCTCCCGCCGTGACTCCTCAATGGCACGCAACACCATGTCTCGCTTGGAGAACAGCTCCGGGCAGTGCTCGCGCAATGCGCTCTCGGTAACTCGAAAGTGGCCGGACTCAAGGGAGACAAGGATCTTCGTGCCGGATGACGCTTCCTTGGCGCGTAGCAGCCTTGAGAACCTCCGCATTGCCGCCCTATTGGTCGGCATGCCCAATAGCAGCGCCGCCTGTTTAAGCGTTAAGTACCCTCCGTTCACTTGCACGATTCCCATACGTCAACGGCCTTATCGTACATCTTCGTCGCCTCTTCTTCGGCGCGAGCCAGAAGCTTTCCACGCTCAGGCGTCGGCTGACGAATCTGAATCGACGCCTCCGCACCTATGATGTCTGCCATCCTGAGAAACATGCTTGGATCCCGCTTCGCTCTCTCTTGCCAGCGCGTAATCAGCTCGTCGCCCGCGTCCGTCAACGAGAACACAGCGAACAGGCGTCCGCGATCAGTCGCGTCCCAGCGCGCCCCGAGGTTACCCCAGTAAGCAGCCAACACACTCACCGACAGCGGATCGGCCTCGTCGACCCTGCGAATGGCTCGGCTTGCCTGAGCGAATCTAGCCAGATCGTCGTGTTCCGGCATGTAGCTGGGCTCGGAGAAAGACAGCTTCTTTGGTTTCACTGTCCACGTGTCGGGGTCACTGTTTGGGTGACGCTTCGGCGTATGGCCTAGACCATTACAGAGCCCGCAGAGCTTGTCATCGCCATAGCTGGTGAACCCTACACCTTTGCACAGCCGGCACTGTTTGCCCTGACCGTACATGTAGTCGTGAAGCTGCTCCACCATGTCAGAGAACGTCGAGCGCTGAAACACGGACTGGCCGTACCCAAAGAACCATTCGAGCAGTCGCTGGTCGCGAAGATCCAGTTGCTTGCTGCGGACCAACTCCAGTCGCGGCTTCTGCTTTTCGCTCATGTTGCTGAGTCGAAACTACCACTCTCGCGGGTAGCGACCCAAATCACGACATCACGAGAACGCTTGCGAAGCTAGGCGCCTCGATACCGTCGCGACAGACAGCTTTAGGCACTCCGCCGGAAACGACACAGTCACGATCTCGCCTCTGCCGTTCTCGTAGGCACAGCGAACCTCACTGCCGATCCCAGTCACCAGCATCGGCGGCCCGCCAGATGCCAGCTCTGCGAACTCACCCGGTTGCCAGTCGCGAAGGGGAGGCGCGTCGGCCACCTTGATGAGATCGGATAGTGGGAATGCTTGGCGCTTCACTCCTCCTCCTCACTCATCTCCATCGCCAGATCCACCACCCGCTGCTTCCAGATCTCGATCGCCCACAACGCATCCGGCGCCGACCACAGGCCAGCCGCTCGCGAGCCAACCTGACCATGCCGGTTGCCGTACGTCGTCACCATCACGATGCCGGTCAGCTCGCCCGATTGCGCCGCGGCCAGCATCTCTTGCAGGAGCGCGACCACTTCGGGATCGGGATCGGGTTTCAGTTCGGTGAGGGATCGGATGGTCACGCCTGACAACTCCCCGGCCATCCTGGACTATCGCCGCAACACTCGTGCTCGCCGCCGTGGCCAGGAAGAAGGCAGCACACTCCGCCGCAGTCGTCGAGCACGCATCTGCATTTCGGCTCAAGATCGCCAGCACGCTCAAACGCCTTGCCGTCAACGTCGACGTTCGGCCCAGGCGGCGACTCCGGCATCGGCTCGCGCCACTCCGCCATCGTTGGCTCGCCAACCGGAACCATCGCGCACCAATCGTGGCCATCGCGGCAGTCGATCTTGAACAACGGCGGCGACACGTCGACGGCACGCGGGCAGACCGGGCAACGCCAGCTCGAGTAGTAGAGGGTCTCGGGCGCGGTGTTCGTGTTGATGTGCGCGCGGAATGTCATGCTCGCCTCAGTCGATACGTGGCCCACCGACCATCCACCCTAGTGCGCTCCGGCACGTAGAAGCTGCCAGCGTTAACGATTCCATCCGAGGTGATATCGAACTCGACCGCATTGCCGGAAGCGTGGGCGTCATCCAGCCTGATGGCGAGCGGGCTGTTAGCTTCGGCGCTGATCTCGATCTCGCCGATCTCGGACGATTGCGAGTGGCTCACGGCTCGCCCTTTCTCATCGACGGAAACTCATTGAACAGCTGTGTCGTCGCCGCGACCCTTGCCTCGTATTCGTCAGTGCACCCATCCACCTGCTCCCCCACCGTCTCAACCAGCACCGGATACTTGACCTGCAGCACACGCAGCCCCTTGGCGATCTGTGACCGCGCGTGCTCAGGCCGCGTCGTCGCCGTCCGGTTGCCGTGCTCGTCGTAGATGACCCAGACGTAGTCGATGGCGATCATCTCGCCCACTCCGGTCTGGTCTTCGCCATCTCTTCCGCCCGATACAGCCGCTGCTCCAACGCGAACAGCTGCTCCGCAATCGCCCGGATCAGTGCTCGCTCTCGCAGTGTGGCTTGCTCGACGCCGGGTGAGCGCTCGAACTCGGCTAGGATGTCGTCGGCGATGGTCAAGGTCTGTCGCCTCCGCCCACTAACCCCTTTAGCGCGCCCCAATTCGTCTTCGGGATCATCGGAGCCGGCGACACCCAGACCATGCGGACATGCTCAGGCTTCACCTCGTAGCCCAGGTGACCGCTTAGCTTGCCGGCGCACTCCAGCTTTGCCTTACCACCGTCGACGCGCGCGAACCCTTCAGCAAAAGCGTCGTCGCCAGTCGGATCGTAGATACCGAACCAGATTCCGTCTTCATTGGTCATCGCTTTTTCTTCCCGCGGTTGCAAATGTGCCAAGCGTTTCGACACACATCGCACCTGTAAACGCTCAGGCTAAACCCCGCATGCCGGTTCGCCCGCTTGGCCCTGTCTGGTGACCCGTAGCAGCGTTTGCCGCATTCGCCGATCTGGATGTCGGTAATCACTTCGCCTCCGTAACGCACGAGATTGCCGGGGCTTCCGCTGGTCGCCTCGCCACATAGCAAGTCACCGAGCCATCCTTGAATCTGTAGATGTCATTGGACGGGACGCTCCCCACCCACTCCGGCGACACCTGCGCTTGCGGCGGAGGAGCGTCTGCCTTCGCATTGCACGCCAGCACGACGAACGCGATTGCGACCAGTAGGTTACGGGTCATGGTTCCTCCAGATCAGCTTCCCACGGGTGCGCCCCAAACTTCTCGCGATATCCAGACGGGACCTTGTCCGCACGAAACGACGACACGAAGCCATCGTCCAGCCGGTCCATTGCCGCCCTGTTCAGCACTTCGCTGCGGCTCAGTCGGTGCTGCGCGTACGGGTCGTCGACCACCTTCGGCGCCTGCTCCGCTCTCAGTCTCTCGACACGGTCAGCACATGTTCCGTGTAGCCGCTGACCGTCGACGATGCGGCTCGGATCGTAGCTCTCATGAAGCGCGT